CATTATCATCAGTTTCTTCACTTCAACTTTCAGATACAGATGGTGATACTGTAGTACAAGTTGAAGAATCAGGTGACGAAGATAAAATACGAATGGATACAGGAGGTACTGAACGAGTTGTTATAGATAGCACAAAAATTGAAACAAAAGTACCTGTACAATTCCCTACATATACAACCACACAACGCAATGCATTATCAGGTGTAGCAGATGGTATGGTTATTTACAATTCCACCACTAGTAAGTTCCAAGGACGAGCGGGTAGTTCTTGGATAGATTTCCACTAAAATCTATATTCTACATACCTTCCATTAAGAAAAAACTACTGCTACAATTTCTTAACCTACACAATAAATACAATACTGCTGTATATGCTCGAGCATATATTTTGTATGATCTTTATTATCTACTATTAGAATAGAAGTAAAGGGGCCTTCAGAGTATAGAAGGTGTCATTCCACTATATGTATATACGGTATTTTACAAGGTCTTAGCGGACCTTTTTAAGGAATGGAGAAAAATAAATGGCTTTAACTAGATTAGGAACAGATCAGATCGCTGATAGTGCTATTACTAACGCCAAGATCTCTGCTTCTGCCGATATTGCTGGCAGTAAGTTAGAAGATGATATGACGTATGGTAGTAACTTGACGGTTTCTGGTAACCTAGTAGTAAATGGTACAACTACAACAGTTGATACTACAAACATGTCTATTGAAGATCCACTTTTAGTTTTTAGTTCAGGCGCAAGCGGTTCAGCATCTGTTGACGCTGGTTTTGTTGTAGAACGTGGTGATGATACAAACGTTGGTCTTATTTGGGATGAATCTGCAGATAAGTTTAACTTTGTCACAACTAACGAAACTGGTAGTACAGCAGGCAACGTAACAGTCGCCGGTCAAGCAAACATCATTGCTGGTAATATTGAAGGAACAATTACTACAGCCGCACAAAACAGTATTACTTCAGCAACTGGATTAGTTTCAGTTGGTGCAATTGGTACTGGTTCATGGGCAGCTACAGACGTAGCGGTAGCACATGGTGGTACTGGTAGTTCAACCGCCGGTGGCGCACGAACAAACTTAGGTGTAGTAATTGGTACAGACGTACAAGCATATGATGCCGAGTTGGCAGCTATTGCAGGACTAACTTCAGCAGCTAATAAAGGTATTCAGTTTACTGGTGACGGAACAGCCGCAGTTTATGATTTAACAGCAGCTGGTAAAGCACTTCTTGATGACGCAAATGCCGCAGCTCAGTTAGTAACACTTGGTGTAACAGCAACAGCCGCTGAAATTACAGCAGCTGTAGATGGTAGCACCTCAGCAACAAGCACAACACTAGCAGATGCAGACCGTGTAGTTGTCAATGACAACGGCACAATGGTCCAAGTAGCATTGACAGACTTCGAAACTTATTTTGAAGCCGGCCTTGATACTTTGAATGCTGTAACAAGTGCAAGTGCATTAGCAACAGTTGGTACAATTACTGGTGGTACATGGGCCGCTACAGACGTAGCAGTAGCACATGGTGGTACAGGTAGTTCAACAGCCGGTGGTGCACGAACCAACCTAGGTGTAGTAATTGGTACAGACGTACAAGCCTATGACGCTGAATTGGCAGCCATTGCTGGTTTAACATCAGCAGCTGACAAAGGTATTCAGTTCACAGGCAGTGGCACAGCCGCAGTATATGACCTAACAGCCGCTGGTAAAGCATTGTTAGACGATGCTAACGCCGCCGCACAATTAGTAACATTGGGTGTAACAGCAACAGCAGCTGAAATTACAGCGTCTATTGATGGTGATACATCTGCAACAGCAACAACGTTGGCAGACGCTGACCGCGTAGTTGTTAACGACGGTGGTACAATGAAACAGGTAGCATTGACTGATTTCGAGACATACTTCGAAGCAGGCCTTGACACCCTAAACGCAGTAACATCTGCAAGTTCATTAGCAACTGTTGGTACAATTGGTACTGGTGTATGGGAAGCTACAGACGTAGCCGTAGCACACGGTGGTACAGGTGCTTCATCCTTAACCGCCAACAGCCTATTAACAGGTAATGGTACAGCTGCTATTCAAGCAGAAGCAAACATTACTTATGATGGCACAACGTTTGGTGTAAATGACGCAGCTACCTTCAACGAAGGTGGTGCCGATAATGACTTCCGTATTGAGTCAGCAAACCAAGCAAATATGTTCGTAGTAGATGCAAGTGTAGACGCAATTGGTTTACTAACAGCAACACCTAACGCAGGTACAGTACTTGACATGAGTGGCTCAACAGAGTCCTTTTTGTTACCTTCTGGTACAACAGCTCAACGTCCTGGTACTCCAGCCGCAGGTATGTTCCGTTATAATTCAACAACAAGTAAGTTTGAGTATTATAATGGTTCTGGTTGGAAGGGAGCCACAACAGAGTTTACAATTGTAAGAAGTGAAACAGCAACTGGTGACGGTTCAACAACAGCATTTACAGGCTTAAATTCAAGCCTAACAACTGCTGGTTGTGTTGTAACTATTAACGGTGTTGTACAACTTCCAACAACAGCATATGCTATTAGTGGTACAACTATTACATTCACACAAGCACCAGCTAACAGTGATAAAATTGAAATTCGTGAGTTTACAACAACGACTTCAGTTAACGCATTAGAAGATGCAGACGGTGATACAAAAATTCAAGTTGAAGAGTCAAGTGACGAAGATATTATTCGCTTCGACACTGGCGGTACAGAGAGAATGACTCTAACTGCCGCAGGTCATCTTGTTCCAACATTGGACGCAACATATGACCTAGGTACCTCATCCCTCAAATGGCGCAATATGTACGGCGTGTCAACATCAGCACAATATGCTGACTTGGCAGAACTGTATGAAAGTGATGCGACATATGAGCCAGGTACTGTTGTTTCCTTTGGCGGTGACGCTGAAGTAACAATGTCTACTGAAACTATGGATTCACGGATTGCTGGTGTAGTAAGTACTAACCCAGCCTACTTGATGAATAGTGATTTAGAAAATGGTGTAGCAATAGCACTAACAGGTCGTGTACCTGTTAAGGTAATGGGCACAATCCGTAAGGGTGATATGCTAGTTGCCGCAGGCGAAGGCTATGCAAAGGCAGAGGCAAATCCAAGAATGGGTTCCGTAATTGGTAAGGCTCTAGAAGACTTCAACGGTACAAATGGTATCATCGAAGTTGTTGTAGGTAGACTATAAGTTAAAAAGTTTACGACAATAAAGTTGTAATTGATGGAGGGGCGAATTCGCCCCTCCATTATCTTTAGAATAAATATTGACAGGAGAATATGATGGTAAACAAATATGTTACTGATTATGATGGTGAATATGTAGTATCCGGTATTGTAGTTAAAAATGGACGTAAACACCAAGATAGATTTTGGATCCCTCGTTCGGTGTCCAATAGTGATCATACAAAAGTAGCATATGTAGTTGGCAATGGCAAATCTCGAATAGAATATTCTGGAGTTGCGATGAAGTTAAGTTTTCTTTCAACAGCAGGAGGCGGCCATTTTGGAAAATATAAAGGACAATGTTATGGTTGTAATAGAATTTACCAAGATTGGAAGCCAGATTTTCTTGTAGTAACTCATCCTGAATTAACAACTGAAATAGTTGAAAGTGGCTATGCTGAAGATAATATTGTATTTGGCAGAGCAAAAAGTGTATTAGACCATCCTGAACATGTATCTCTTATACCACATGATCCACGAATGAATGCTGGCGCCACAGCAACATATATTGCTTGCTTTCACGGACATAAGAAAATTTACTTATATGGATTTGATAATCAACCTGTTGATCAAAAAACAAACAATAATGTATATGCTGGTTCAGAATTTTATGGTCAAGCAGATGAAAATCCAGGTGATGAAGTTTGGATTAATAACATGAAAAGAATATTTGACACATATAATGATGTTGATTTTGTAAGAATAACTGCAGAAGGCATGGAAGAAGAAATGCCTGAAGCATGGAAATGGTGTCGTAATTTCCGCCAATTAAAAGTATGGGATTTTGTAATAGAAGCAGATATTTAAATTGTTTCTACTATAGTTTTAATCTTATCTTTGATTGAATCTAGTTTAAGGGTTGAAAAAACACCAGGATGTAATGGCCCTGGCCACCCTGCCATAGTAACCCAAGCAAACCCACAATGTTCTCCATTTAAAATGGGTATAAATTCCTTATCTATTATTAGTATAAACGTGTGATAAAAGAAGTGCCCATCTTCTGAAGTAAACAGTTCAATAGGAATTGTTTTCTCTATATCGGGCAAGTGTCCTACTTCCTCGAAAATTTCCCTTTTTAAACCATTAATAGTTGTTTCACCATTTTCTACTTTGCCGCCTGCGAAACCCCATCTGTTTTTATATTTTTTATCATTCCTTAATAAAAATAGAAAACGTTTTGTGTCGCGGCAGTAGAAAATACCACCTGCTCCGGTAACTTGCTTCATATTAATAATTATATAAAATTTATTATGGAAGTAGGGAAATAGACCACAAGCCAGTTAAATATTCGCCTTCATAGGATTTAATCCATTCTGCCCCAGTATCAGAACCAGTCCATTTATATTGAATACCAGTTTTTGTATTGGTTACATAATGGATGCCTTTGTTAGCACTAGCATCATATGATACTGACCAATTCGTACCATCATATTGTATAATATCAAATTTACTCGCTTGTATGTCATCAGCAGTAGCATCAGGCCATCCTGCTGGCCCGCCAGTTGTGTTAATTGTTGAACCAAGATCTTCTAATATTAAATAACGTTGTCCATTAACGGCCGCGGGTAAACCATCTCCCGGAGTGTTTTTCAATGGGTTAATAACAGCATTAATGGCGGTTTGTGTATTTGCTGGAATTGTGTCAGAGTCTACTGTAAAGTTAAGTATGGTTTCATCAACTTGATTTATAGATACTGTGCCAACAACTTCTGTGAAATCTGTACCAATATCTTCATTTTGAAATTTAGTTAATAATTTTACTTGACTAATTCCGTCTTTTAGTTCTCCATATTGTGCTATGATTTTCCGCCAGGGAATATCATCACCATATTTTACAGGTAGATGGTCAAAAGTTGAATCTACTTTTGTGTCACCACTAATTGGTTCACTAATTGACAATGCTTTTAATTCTCCATTCAGCAATAATACACCATAGTTTAATGGAGTATAGTATTGTCTACTTCCCATAAGTTTTGTATCATCTAATACGCTACTTGCTAAATCACCAGCACCATCAAATATACCCATAACAACTTTGGAAATAACACCGAGACGTTTGATAATTGCTGGAGGATTAATCCAAATTGGTATCTCAAACGTCATTGTGGCAACGTCTATCATATCTTCTATACCAACTGGAACAGTTCTGTTACTAAATGCAATTTCAGTTAATTCAACATATGATAAACTTGTCCAGTCAACATAATTGTCTGTAGTTTGTATTTCTAAACTTGGATTAAACATATAGAATAATTGTTCTATAATTTGCATTTTTTGTTCAGTATTACTAGTCCATATATCAGCATTAACAGTTAGTCTATATGGACTCGGCATACTGCGTTCAATAGTATAACTATCACCAGGTCCTGCTGTATATGATGCCGTATCTTTATCATAAAAACGTTCCTTAACATGTACTTTGTCTAAATGGCTCGGTGATTGTATCCTGTCTCTGTCAAATGTTACATTTGTTATATAACAAGAGATTTGTGGTACGGTGTTGAGAGCATTTTCACTATTTTTGTGAATAATAGATGCTACCTGGCGAGAAATGTCTCCATATTTTACAGGAACTTGTATTAGAGCAGAGTTGCCAGCAGAATCTTTGCCAGTCTCTACATAAAAATGACTCAGTAGTCTAATAAATTGAGCAAGATACCGACGCATTTGGCCGTCATAATAAAAATCCATTATTTGTCCTCTCTAGCACTTAATATATTTGATAAACTTTGTTTAGAATCAATCTTAGTTCCATCTGATAGTGTAATTGTTGTTTTATTATTAAAATGTTTAGTTTTGTGTGTTGATCTTGTGCTAGTATTTGTAATATCCATACGTATATTATCTTCAACGTGTACCCATTTTTTGCCATTGTAAATGTATAATCTATTAGGACTATAATCTGTTCTCAATATGTATTCACCTTTAGTTGGATTAGCAACAAAACTAGTTAATGCTTTTACTGGTGCTCCGTTTGGTGGAACTCCATCGCCTGCCAAGTAATGTTCTAGTTTTTTCACCGGCCGGCCATAATATGTATCGCCAGTTACTGCGGCCGGTGCCGGTGAGGAAGCATCTGCGTCAACTGTTATTCCAACATCGTCAGTAGATACTAATAGTATTGAACCATCTTCAGCAGCTGGTGCAATCCAAAATCGTGTTGTGTCATAACCACTACGTCCATCTACGATATCTTGTGTAAATGGCGCCATAGCTTCTGCTTGTTTTACAACAGCATCATTTATTTCTAAGTTTTTAGAGTAATCACTTAAAATTTGTTTTAGTGATTCGTCTCCATCACCAGACTCAATGTCACCAAGTATATCTCTATATTCTTGTGCGTCTACTAATGGTATGCATTTTACACGCCATAGATGTGGATACCAAGTTTGACTAAATCCTTCAGCTGCCCGGTTACCATCCTGTATTACATAGTAGCGTTTTAAACTCTCATATACTTTATCGACACTTTCATCTTCTAGTGCATAATCATCTTTTAAGTGCGGCAATTCAATAACATCACCACTTATAAGTTTTCTACCAAGTACTTCAACCATATCAATTAAATGAAAAGTAATGAAGACAGTATCATTTTGTAAAAATAAACCGAATTGACTCAAATCAAAATCTATATCTTGTACATTATAGACTCCTTTCATGAACGTTACGTCTTTTTCATATTTCCGATCACGATTCTCTAAAAATAATAAATCTTGTATATTTGTAATGGAATTATTAGTGTGCATGGGCTGATCAGCTTTTTTCTGATCACCTTGATTGACAGGACCCATATATTTGTGTATATTAATACCAGTGCCGCCAATGACAAATTGCTCACGAATACGATTATCCATGAATTTGAAGTCATTTCCTTTAGTTGGTTTCCACAGTGAAAGTCTTGGCATTTTCTAACTCTTATGTTATAATACTATTTAGCACTATATATATGAGGCAATACTATGGCAAGAAAGAAACAAAAGCGAGTATCTAAAAAGAAAGACGGGTTGTTCTCTGAACCTGTATTTGATGATATTGTTGTAGAAGGTGAATTGATGGATATTGACGCTGATCAACTTCAAAATATCAATATTAGAATTAATAAAGGTTTAAACTTTTACAATTATCATTATACTTCAAAGCATTCCAAGCAACCACTAATACAATGGATGGAATCACAGAAAATAGTAGATAAAGAATCTATTAAAAAAATTAGAGCGGCCAAAGATTGGCAACTAGGTAATACAGTGGGCTCTGTAGCAAGAATGCTAAACAATGGTTGTCCTCCAATGGATAATCTTTTATTGGCTATTAGAAAGAAAATAAAAGAGATATCAGATACTGTTGTGATAGAAGATGAAAAAGAAGAAATTAAACAACTTGCTCCTGCAATATCCATACAGGAACGTATGAAATTAAATCTAGATGATTTTCTTGGCAAGCAAGTAGAAGGTGAGATTGATGATTTCTTTCAAAATAAATTTAAGAGTGATTTTAAGATGTCAAACGCTTTGCTAATTGGTGAGATTACTGGTAAGGCGGCGGCATTAATACCTGCTATATATGCACAAGAAGTCGTAGACTTTAATACCTTGCTCAATCCTGTAGAGAAAGATGATGAATATGAACAATTGGTAGAAGCATATCCGTATAAAAAAGCGGAGATAAAACGTATATTAGAGTTTTATAATATGATTATAGATGATGCAATACATCATTCTAATATACAAAAAGCAAATCGTAAAATCAGAGTTAAAAAAGCACCATCAAAAGAAAAGCAAATTGCTAAATTAAAATACAAAGCAAATGATGACAGATATAAATTAGTATCAATTGATCCTAAAAATATTATAGGTGCTAAAGAGTTGTGGGTGTTTAATATTAAAACACGCAAAATTGGCAAATATGTTTCTACAAATGGATTTAGTGATGGTGAGTTGGGAATTAAAGGAACTAGTATTACTGGATTTGATACTAATACTAGTATGCAGAAAACTTTACGCAAACCTGAAGAGTCACTTAAAGAATTTGCTAGTGCTGGTAAGGTAGTATTGCGTAAATTTTTAAATAATTTAACAACTACAGGTATTAAACTAAATGGGAGAGTTAATAGCGATGTTATATTGCTGAAGGTATTTTAATAAATACATATATGGCAAGTAAAGAATTAACTAAATTAAAAACTGCGATGTTTAACAACGTCAAATTGCGACTTGGTGCTCAAATTATTGATATTGAATTAGATAATGAGCATTTAGAAGTAGGTTTAGAAAATGCTATTAATAAGTATCGTCAATTAAGTTCAAATTCTGTAGAAGAATCTTACGGCTTCCTAAAACTTGAGAAAAATAGACAAGATTATTTTTTAGATAGTAATGTTTTAGAAGTAAGACAGATGTTTCGTAGAACAATTGGTAGCACAACAGGTGGTGGTGCTTCTAATTTTGAACCATTTGAAGCAGGTTACATGAACATGTATATGCTTAAAGCAGGTAATGTTGGTGGTTTAGCAACATATGAAATGTTTAGTGGTTATCAAGAAACTGCCGCTAGAATGTTTGGTGGTTTTCTTAATTATGTATTTGATCCAGTCACAAAAAAATTAACTATTGTACGTAAAATTGATAGTGATGAAGGTGAAGATGTTTTGATGTGGATGTATAACCAAAAGCCAGATGAAAATCTTATACAGCATCATATGACTAAAAAATGGATGGAAGATTATACACTTGCTATGTGTAAACAAATACTTGGTGAATCCCGCTCCAAATTCTCAACTATTGTTGGTCCACAAGGTGGCACTACTATGAATGGTAGTGAATTGAAAGCAGAAGGACAGCAAGAAATAGCAGAGTTGGTATTGCAACTTCATAATTATGAAGATGGTGGTGTACCAATGTCATTTATCATCGGTTAATAAATTTCTTTAATTAAATATTACTATGACTCAGTCTCCATTGAAGTTCTATGTGATTGCGTATGCCAGCGGGCATAAAGGAAATCAATTAGCATATAACTTAATTTCAAAATTTCCAGAACAATTTGAAGTAAAATATTGTAATGAAGATGGACATAAACGTGGAGATTGGGGGCACGATTTTTTAGAACATTATTTTTCAGACATATATTGGACACATGAATCATTGCCTGTTGATAAAAATGTGTATTTTAGTAATGTATTATATCACAAATATGTTGATGAAATTATAAAAGATCTGCGTCGCAGATTGCAAGATAATGATAGATATCCTCATAATAATAAATGGAAGATTGTATTAACTCATGGTAGTTCTATTATACAACTACATGCAATACGTAATCAAATACTAGATGGTCTTGGTGGTACTTTACATCTCAATAGAGAACAACTAGGACATTGTGTGCATATTTCTCAAGTAATGTGTGATGATTTACAACAAAATGCTGAATATTTTCATAGGCATCATGAAAGTAATAATGGTTTTGGTGATTATTTTCATGATTTGCGTAGTTATGCTATTGGCGAGGGTGGTTATATGTTTTTTCGTGATCAAATAGAAGCAACTTTTGAAACAGATACAATTATAGAAACTAAAAATATAAATGACGAATCCTTTTATACTATAGAAAATTTGTTTAAATCACGGCCATATATGACTACTAATATTGTAGAACAATGGACTGAAAATATTACTGTAGAAGAAGACCCATGGATTTATACTAATATAGCATATAAATTACAAACATTGGGATATCTAATACCCCCAGATAGAATTTATAAAAATAAAACAGATTTACTTGCAATCTGTGGTTAATTATGTTATAATAATAAAATGATTATAGGACTTGTTGGATTAAAAGGTTGTGGTAAAGATACCGTAGCAGATTATTTTTTAGCACAACATGATAATTGGATTAAAGGCAGTTTTGCTGATTCCCTTAAAGATACCTGTGCTTGTGTATTTGGTTGGGATAGAGAATTATTAGAAGGTAGCATCCACAAAAGCAGAGAGTGGCGGGAAAAAGTAGATACGTGGTGGGCAGATAGATTAGATAAACCTGGTTTTACACCGCGTGTAGCATTACAACTTGTTGGCACAGATTTGTGGCGTGATCAATTTCATGATGATATTTGGTTATTAAGTTTCGAGAAAAAACTATTAGACATTCAGGAAAATGTTATTATAACTGACTGTCGTTTTCCTAATGAGATAGAGTTAATTAAACGATTAGAAGGTAAAATTGTTAGAGTTAAACGCGGTGAAGATCCACCATGGTGGGATACTGCTGTTGAAGATAATGCGAAACGAGAAAATATTGCACATAATCCTATGATGCCAAGAGTATATCCTGAAGTTCATGCTAGTGAATTTTCGTGGACAGGATGTACTGAAGATTACGTTATAGTTAATAATGGAACTTTAGAAGATTTAGCAGAAGCAGTTAAAAGTCCGGAATTAAGTCGCCTTGTCTCCAACCTTTCCCAGTAATATATAAAATTCTGTGACAATTAGCACACACTGTTTTTAAGTTTTTCCAATCGTTGTTTTTTCTATTTCCATCTTGATGATATACATCTAGTTGTATAGAATGATCTGCGTTGAATCCACATCTTTCGCATTGAATTTTTTTAGTATACCCGCTAGCTTTCCATTCTGTATGGGATGTTGTTTCTAGTTTTTTGTCCTGTCGTATGCACTTATCACATTGAGTTCTATAATGTGCTATACCTTTTTTATAATAATTTACAGCAACAGGTCGCATACCACATTGACAGAGTGGTCTTTCAGCATGTTTCATAATAGTATTTATTTTATGGAACCCTTTTCAATACCCTTTATGAGTGTGTATCGACGCGTATTTTAATGTATTCAAATAAATACTAGTATCAAAATACATCAAATAAAGATGTAGAATTTTAATTAAAATTTTATAGAGGAAAAAATTATGGCTTTAGTATCCCCAGGTGTAGAAGTTTCGGTAACGAATGAGTCAGCGTATGTTACTTCTGATCCAGGCACAGTGCCTTTGATTCTTGTTGCAACATCACAAGATAAAACACAAG